AAATTCTTTGCGAACGGCGGGGTTCCTCCGCTGGCACTCTATGGCCCGATGCCGTCACCAGCAGCCGCATCGAGGGCGTCGCAAGACGTCGAGAAGGCCGTCCGAGACGCCAACGCCGAGCGTCGAAACGTCATGATCATGCCGACAGGGCATGAGTTGAAGGCCGTGGGCGTCGATCCGGATAAATCGCAGATGGTGGAGTCCCGCCGGATGCAGATCGAGGAGATCGCACGTATTTACGGCCTCCCGCCGGTCTTCCTGCAGGACCTGACACACGGAACGTTCAGCAACACGGAACAGCAAGACCTCGCGTTGACCAAGCACCTTATCTCTCAGTGGGTTAAGGCGTGGGAGCAGGAGTTAAACCTTAAGCTGTTTTCAGCGCGTAACCGCACCAAGTTCTGCGAATTTAATATCGACGGATTGCTTCGCGGCGAGTTCCGCACCCGCATGGAAGGCTACGCCAAGGGCATCCAGAACGCCATTTACACACCCGATGAGGTGCGCGCGATGGAGAACTGGCCGAAGCATGGCGGCGAAGCGGAAAAGCTTCACATCCAAGGCGCCACTGTCCCTCTGGGCATGCAAAGCATGGTCGCGAAGCAGCCAGCCAACGACAACAAACAAGACGAGGCGGACGCCGCATGAAGAAGATAGAAAAGCGCGGCGGCACGCTGGGCGTTGAGACCCGTGCCGGGGACGAGAAGCGGACCCTTGTTGGGTATGCAGCTGTCTTCAATAGCGACGCCGATATCGGCGGCTGGTGGATCGAGCGTATTGCTCCGGGCGCCTTCGCCGAAACAATCAGCGGAGACGTGCGAGCCCTCGTCGACCATGATGCCGGCCGCGTCATTGGGCGCACGAAGAGCGGCACTCTTCGCTTGTCAGAGGATTCCCGCGGCCTGGCCGTAGAAGTCGATGTTCCTGACACGACCGATGGCAACGATCTTTGGACGCTTGTCGAGCGGGGCGATGTTTCTGGGATGAGCTTCGGTTTCGCCGTGAAGCATGATGAGTGGGACGAAACTGGCGAGACGCCGATCCGCACCATTCACAAGGTTGAGCTCTACGAGGTGTCGGCGGTCGCATGGCCAGCCTATGACGACACCGAGCTCGGAAAGCGCTCGCTGCAGGAGTGGCGGGACGCTCGTTCTGGCAACGAAGAAAACACAGATCCGGCGGCAGCGCCGGTAAGCAGGGCGGCGCACAGAGCCCGCCTGAAAATGGACCTTGAACTTAAGGTCCGCAGCACGCGCTGACCAAGCGCTGTCACCCACCGAGACTGATCCCACTGAGCTCGCTTCCGCGGGCTCTTTTCGTATGGAGACTCTATGTCCAAGATTACTGAACTGCGCGAAAAGCAGCAGAAACTCGTTGCTGACGCTCGCGCCCTCCTGGCCGACATTAAGGATGACACCGCAGAAGTGCGTGTCGCCGAACTCGAATCCCAGCATGACGCGGCCATGGCCGAATATGACCGCCTGGAGGCGCGCATCAAGCGCGAGGAGGCTCTGGAGGCCCGTGAGCGCGACCTGAACGCCGCTGACGACCGCCGTCCGAACGGTGAAGATCGATCGGTGCAGGGCGGCCGGCACGAGAACGCCGACGAAGCCCGCACTGCGGCGTTCCGGAGCTATCTCCGTCACGGCCTAGAAGACATGCCCGCCGAGGAACGGAAGATCGTTCGCGAGATGCGCGCTCAAGCTGTCGGCACCGATTCCAAGGGCGGTTACCTTGTGCCAGAGGGCTTCATGGCCGAACTGGTCAAGTCGCTCAAGGCTTGGGGTCCGATGCTGGATCCTGGCATCACACGGGTACTGACCACGACCGCCGGCAACTCGATCCCGTGGCCGACGATGGACGACACCTCTAACGAGGGCGCGCTTATCGGCGAAAACACGCCGGTCACCGAGAGTGAAGTGGCGTTCTTCACAAAGACCCTCGAGGCCTACAAGTACACCTCCGGTGTTGTGCTGGTCTCCGCGGAGCTTCTGCAGGATTCGGCGATCGACGTCGAAGGAACCGTACGTTCCGCGATGGCGGAGCGTATCGGCCGTATCGGCAACCGCCACCTGACCGTCGGCACTGGCTCGAGCCAGCCGAACGGCATCGTTACCGCGGCGACCGCTATAACCGGCGTTGCTGCTGCCGCTGCGATCACCTTCGACAACCTGATCGATCTCTTCCACGCCGTGGACCCCGCATATCGCGACGACCCATCCGCGCGCTGGATGTTCAACGACGGCACGCTCAAGGCGCTGAGGAAAATCAAGGACGCGGAAGATCGATATGTGTGGCAGCCGGCCGATGTGAGGACGGGAGCACCCGCGACCATTCTCGAGAAGCCATACAGCATCAACCAGGCGGTGGCCGCCATCGGCGCGTCCAACAAGTCGGTCGTGTTTGGCGCGTTCAACCGCTACGTCGTCCGCATGGTTCGCGAATTCGCCATCCGCCGCCTCGTTGAGCGCTACGCCGACTACGATCAGACCGGCTTCATCGGCTTCACCCGTCTTGACGGCGAGTTGCTCGACGCGGCCGCGGTCAAGACGCTCCAGCACGCTGCGTCCTAACGAGAGGAGGGAGGCCTCGGCCTCCCTATTCCCATGAAGATCAAAGTTTTGTCGAGCCTGGCTGGCGATACATTTTCGTACCGCCGCGGCGAGGTTGTTGATCTCGACGTTTTCAAGGAGCAGGTGGGCGCAGGTTGGGAGACTCTTAGTGAGATGCTCGATGACGCTGCTCCACCGACAACTGCACCGCCCAAGGGACGTCGAAAATGAACGAATGGACACGGCTGGTCAGAACGGTTGCGCCGGCAGGACCGGCCGTGACCCTCGCAGAGGCCAAGCGCCATCTGCGCGTATTTCACGACGATGACGACGTTGACGTCACGTCTATGATTGCAGCCGCGGAAGCATCGATCGAAGGGCCGAACGGCATTGGCATTGCGCTGCTTTCGCAGACGTGGCGGCTGTCGCTCGACCATTTCCCCTGCGAGATCATCGTCCCTCTTGGTCCAGTGACCGGCGTCACGTCAGTGACGTACCGAGACGGTGCTGGACTCGAACAGCAGGTATCGGGTTTGCGCTACGACTTGGACCAGCAGCCGCTGCGGATTTGGTCGGCTCGCGATACCGCTTGGCCTACTATCACGTGCGAACCGGGAGCGGTGAAGGTCACATTTGAATGCGGCCATGAAACGTTGCCGCAGGATCTCCGATGGGCGCTGCTGCTGCTTGTCGGCCACTTCTACGAAAACCGTGAAGCGGTAGCGGACGGCGGCTTGGCTGAGTTGCCGCTGGGCGTCGCATCAATTCTTGAACGCTACAGAGTCGGCCGAGTGGCCTGACTGAAAAGGACATTTCATGGCCGATTTGAGCATGAATTCCGCCCTTGTCGTCGGCGGCACGAATTCCGCGCGCGACATCGGCACTGCCGGCGAGACGATTACCGCTGGGCAGTCGATTTACCTCGACGCAACCACGAACAAGTGGATGAAGTCGGACAACAACGGCACTGGCACACGCACCGTTCACGGCATTTCGCTGAATGGCGCGTCGCTGAACCAGCCCGTGTCGATCCACAAGTCTGGTGACATCACGATCGGCGCAACGTTGGTCGCGGGAACCGATTACTGGCTCAGCGGGACCGCAGGCGGAATCTGCCCCCGCGCAGACCTTGTGGCCGGAATGGACACGATCCAGATCGGCATTGCGAAGAGCACGACCGTGCTTTCGGTCGACATCCAAGATCCTGGCGTGACGCTCGCCTAATGGCTTGGGTCCGGTTCGATCAAAGTTTCAACTGGGTCCAGCCGGGTTTCACGATCGCGTACAAAGCCGGAATGGCGCTCAACGTCACGAGGGCTTGCGCCGACGAGGCTATCAGGAAGGGCGCCGCAGTGAAGGTTGCGGCCCCTCGCAAGGAGAACACGGATGGCCAAGAAACCAAGCGCCGGCCGCATGCATCAAAGGCTGCACTTTCAAAAACGTCAAATCGTTGATGATTCTTACGGCAATGAGGTGGCGGGGCCGTTCGAAACAGTCTTCACCGCGGCCGCCGAACTGATTCCGCTGCGAGGCGGTGAACCTGTGCAGGCGGCCAGGCTGGTTGGCGTGCAGCCCTACACGGTTCGAATTCGCAGTTGCGCTGCTGCGAGTGAGGTGACCCCCTCATGGCGCATTGTGGACGCTCGCAACGCGTCGCGCGTCATGAATATCAGGACCGTCACCAACCCAGACCAGAAAAACGCGTGGCTCGACCTGCTGGTTGATGATGGGGTGGCGACGTAATGGCGCTCAAGGCGAAGGTTTTGGGCCGCGAGGCTCTTACGCGAAAGCTGAATGAGTTGGCGCCCGCTGTCGAGAAGTACGCAGCGGAGGCAAAGCTCGAGATCGCGAAGGAAGCCGCCACGCGGATTGCCGCTAAGGCGCCACGAGGTGCAACTGGCGACTACGCCGCCAGCATCGAAGGCGCTCGGCTGGCGGACAACCCAGATAAAAAGCAGGTCGGCGTGACGCAGACGAAAGACAAGGACGCTGCAGGCATCTTTGCGAAGTTCATTTGGAAATGGCTCGAATTCGGGACTGCTCCGCACAATATCGCTCCGGGTGGCGGGAACATCAGTTTTAGCGGCGAAGCGCACATGCATCCCGGCACGGCGGCGCAGCCGCACGTCTTTCATACGTGGCGAGCCTATCGCAAGGCGGCGAGACGCAAGCTGTTGGCAGCCGTCAACAAGGGTGTGCGGGAAGCGCAGGGTAAACGCTGATGGCAAGTCCAGAATTGGAACTCCAGGGCGCTATCGTTGCGCGCCTAAAGGCTGACGTCGGCCTGATGGCGCTGGTCAACGGTGTTTACGATCAACCACCCGATACGGCATTCGCCACACCAAAAGAATCGTGTGTCACGATCGGCGAAGCGCAGTTTCTACGCGACGACGCGACATGCGTGAACGGCGGCGAAGTCTACCTGACGCTTCACGCCTGGTCGCGGAAGGCTGGGTATCCCGTAGCAAAGCAGATCGCAGATGCCGTGGTAGAGAGCTTGCATCTGGCGCCGCTCACGCTCGCAACAAATCGCCTGATCTCAATCATGCACCGTCAGACGCGGGTCTTCCGCGATCCGGATGGGCTCACCAGTCACGCTGTTATCGACATCGTGGCCAACGTCGAGAAGCCCTAGCGGTAAACATGCAGCGGCGCTGCGGTCACCAATCATCACACCACCATCCCGGCCATGTGCCGGGTTTTTCATATGAAGGAACCTAACACATGGCAACTGGACAGCAGCTCGGCCGCTCTCTTTTGATCAAGATCGGCGATGGCAACACGCCGGAAGTCTTCAGCAATCTCTGCGGTCTGAAGACGCGCAGTTTCAATATGTCGGCGAACGAGGTCGACACGACCATCCCGAGCTGCACGAACCCTGGCGGCCCGGTGCAGAAAACCAGCCGCCCCGGCATTTCCAACCGCACGTTTAGCGGCTCCGGCGCATTCGTCGCTGGCGCAGCCATGAGCGCGTTCATGGGCTACGTCCGCGGCTCCACGGCTTTCAATGCGCAGGTCGTCGTTCCTGGCGACGGAACCTACGAAGGCTCTTGGATGGTCACGGACTTCGAATTCAGCGGCGACGTCGAGCCGAACATGGAGTTCAGCGCGACCTTCGTTGCCGCCGATGAACTGACGTTCACGGCTGAGGTGTAATCCATGGCTGAAGGGGAGAAGAAGTCGGTGAAGCCGTTTCCGCTTGAGGTGAATGGTGCGCGCGGCGAAGTCGCCCTGTGGGTTGGCGATGTGCCACTGGTCATCGCCGCCACCATGAGTGGCCTCGCCGCGGTATCTACGCGGCTGGAGTGCAAGTCGTTCCAAGAGCTCTTCATGCGCCTCTCTGGTGTTGAAGCGGCTGCCGTTCTTGCCGGAATTGAGCTTCTGACGATCAAAGGCGATCGGCTCGCCGCGATACAGAAGCTGAAATTGAAGCACTTCAAGGACTGTGCTGCGGCATTCAACACTGCTCTTGCGCATCACTTCGATGGTGACGAGGGAAACGCCGAAGCCGTCGACGAGACGGCCAATTAGAGCAGGGCGATCCGTCCCCTTGGCGTGAGTGGATGCGCATAGCGCTCGGCGGTCTTGGCTGGCGCCCCGTTGATTTCTGGGACGCCACGCTAACCGAGTTCTTTGAAGCAATCCACGGACGCAACGAAGCCAACGGCGTCGACGAGGGGCCGAAGCCGCCGTCCAAGGGCGAGATGGATGCTCTGCTGGCGAAGTATGGTTAGCCCATCATGTCCTTTCGGCCGAATACAAATCGCCGAGTGTCTCCGTTCGTAAGGCTCATTGTACCTTCGCCGGCGACCATTGACGCGTTCGCCGTGGGGCGCGTCATGGTTACCGTCCCAGAAGTTCCATCTGTGCAGGTGACTGGAAACACGACGGTGGCGTTACGCCAATGCGGGAACGTGCCTGAGCATGTGACCCCAGCGTCGGCGATAGAGAACTTGCCGTCCGTCATGGTCACGCCAAAAGTCGTCTGACCGCTTCCTCGCCTACCATTTGCATCAACGTATTGGTTCTCAATCGTGTTGCAGCCCGCGACTCCCATGCATGCTGTCGCGACCAGCATCTTCAGCCATCCGTCCATTTGCCACCCCTCAGCCCGCCACCTTGCGGGCTTTCTACCCTAGGATATTCGCCTGATGGTTGAAAAGACAGATGATCTTGTAATTTCCATCAGCACTGACCTTGCAACGGTCAAAAGGAGCCTAAAGCGGCTCGAGGCAGACATTTCGTCGACCACCGGCAAGGTGGAAAAACAGTTCAACGCCCTCGGCAACGGCATAGACAAATCCATGTCGACGGCGCTGCAAAAGCGCATCGACGGCATGGTCGGTGTCGGTACGCGCGGCGCCAAGGAGTGGAGCGGCGCGCTCGCCGATCAGGGCAAAGAGCTTGAGCGCCTTCGCGCTCGCTATTCGCCGCTTTTTGCGACGATCAACAATTACAAATCGGCCGTTGCCGATATTAAGCGGGCTCACGCCATCGGTGCCATCTCGGCAAACGAGATGACCTCGGCTATCCAGCGCGAGCGGCAAGCCGCACTGGCGAGCACGGCCGCGATCAAGGGCAGGAATGCGGCCCTGGCGGCTACACCTCGCGGAGGGTCGGCTCAGGGGTTTCAGACCGCCAACATTGCGGCCCAGTTTCAAGATATCGCCGTAACCTCGGCGATGGGCATGAATCCTCTGCAGATTGCCTTGCAGCAGGGCACGCAGTTGTCGTCGGTGCTCGGCACCATGGGCAACGGCAGGCAAGTCGTGGCAGGTTTGGCCGCGGCCTTTACGTCTCTTATCAGCCCTGTTTCGCTCGTCACCATCGGTCTTGTGGCTGGCGGTGCCGCTGCTATCCAGTATTTCAGCTCGCTTGAGCTTGGCGGCGAGAAATCAGAAAAGACGCTGCAAAAAGAGGCAGAACTAGTCCAAGCTGTTGTCGCCAAATGGGGCGACGCGCTCCCAGCGCTGAAGGCGTACAACGACGAGAGGCAAAGGCTTACAGATGCCAAGGATCTGCAGGCCGCCGCCGAAATCGGCGCCGATGCACAGTGGGAGGAGCTTCGCAAGTCACTTGGTGAAGTAAACACCGAGATTGCCGACATAGTGTCGCGCCTCTCGCAGATGGGCCAAGATACCGACAAGATTACGAGCCTCCAACAAGCATTCAACGATCTTATTGCTGGCATTGAGAACGGTAACGCCACGTCCGAGATGGCCAAAAAGGTCCAGCAGGAGCTGGCCGCGGTAATTAAAGACAATGCGACCCCAGAGCTGCAGAAGTACCTTGATATTTTCAACAGGCTCGTGCCGGCGATCGACAAGGCGTCCGCAAGCGCTTCTAAATTCAAGTCTGAGGCAGCGCAGGCAGCTAGCGCTTCTCGCGGCTTCCGCGTCAATAGCGCTGAGCAAGACGCGTACCTCGAGTATCTTGACGAACAGCGCCGCAAGGCAAACGAGAACCCTACCGTCATCAACCCAGACGGCAGGCGCGTAGCGGTTCCGATTCCCGGCGCAAAGCCGATTCGACTTGGCGACGAACCGCAAGACAACAAGAAAGCCGAGACTTCCGCACAGCGCGCAGCGAACGCTTACCGCGATCTAATCAAGAGCGCAGATGATCGTATCGCGCAACTGCAACTCGAGACAGAGCTAACGGGAGAATACGGCGTCCAGACCGATGCTGCACGCTTCCGGCTCGAGCTACTGCAGGAGGCGGAAGACAAGGGTCGATCCCTGAGCGCCGAGCAGCGCGCCGAGATTGAGAAGAAGGTCGAGCTATACAGCAAGTACTCCAAGGCGCTCTCGGAGGCGAAGCTGCAGCAGGACTTGCTGGACGCCAACCTGCTGGCCGGCATGTCGAAGATCGACCAAAACATTGTCGAGACGCAGAAGTCCTACGGCTTACCGCAGGATCCGAACAGCGCATCTGGCAAGGCGCTACGTCAGCAGATCAACCGCGAGGATATTGCGAATACCACCGCGACCTTCCTTTCGGAGTTCTCTAGCGGCGCAATGACAAAAGGCAAGAAGCTTGGCGAGGCCTTTGGCGAAGCCGCTCTGAATGCCCTGCAGACGTCAATGCAAAAGCAGCTTGATAGCTTGTTCGGCCAGATCGGCAACGCTCTCGCGGAGGCCCTCCTTGGCGGCGGAGGCAAGAGTGGCGGCATCGCTGCCGTTGCGTCCTCTGCGGCCACGACGTTTGCGGCTCCTGTGGGAGCTGTGACGCGTTCGGCCCTGCCGGCGGTTGGCAATATCGGAATGTATGCCAAAGCCATCCAGGCTATTGAGAGCGGCGGCAACTACGGCGCACTTGGCCCAGTTACCCGCAATGGCGACCGAGCATACGGCGCCGATCAGGTGATGGGCAACAATATCGGCCCTTGGTCTGAGGCGGCTCTCGGAAAGCGACTGTCGGCAAGTGAGTTCCTTGGCGACAAGTCTGCACAAGACGCCATCTTCAATCACCGCTTCGGTGGCTACGCCGACAAGTTCGGAGCATCTGGCGCTGCCCAGGCTTGGTTTGGCGGCCCAGGGTCTGTCGGTAAAGGCGGCATGGGCGCGGACATTCTTGGCACGACCGGAAACTCCTACGTCGCCAAGTTCAACACCCAGATTGCCAAGATGGGCGAAACCGCAGCGGGCGCAGTTAACGGTCTTGGCGGGTTCAATTCCGGCTTGGCAGCGATCACCAAGAATATGGGTGCCGCTGGCGGTCTTGGCGGATCTTCGTGGCTGTCGTTAATCACAGGCGCTGGCTTTGGCGGCTCCGCACAGCTAGCGGCAAGCGGCGGCATAGGGCTGTTCGACAAGGGCGGCTTCACGGGGACAGGCGGCAAGTACACGCCTGCCGGCATTGTTCATAAGGGTGAGTACGTCTTCGACGCCGCTGCGGTCAGCCGCATTGGCGTGCCTACGCTCGAGCGCCTTCGCGGGTATGCCAACGGAGGCATGGTTGGCGCCCCGCGTGCACCTCGTCTTAATGGACGCGGGGCGTCGGCGAACAGCAACGTACAGCCTGGCGTCCTGCAGGTGCAAATCAGCGGCGCGAGCGGCGACGACCACATCCGCACGCTGGTCAAGCAGGGCGTTGGCGAGGGGCTTAGCCAGTACAACGAGAACCAGCGCCGCGGCGGCTTCGGCACCATGCAGAGCAGGTACACTAGCCAGAAGGGTTGATCGATGGCGGTCTATACGAACCAGCCGACGCTGGAAGCCAATTTCATTGGACCAGTGAAGACTATCTATGACGTCACTGGATCGTCGATCGATGGCGGACGTAATGGCGTAGGCGAGGGGCAGACAATCGAAATGAGCGGTGGCGGTATCGTCACCGCGACCTACGAAGACTGCAAAATCAAGAACCCCGAGCATTACGAATACGTGAATTGGCTTGGAGCCCGCCTCAACGGCGGGTTCCGCTTTATCAACGTGCCGATCATTACCGATTGGTTCGGGCCATTCCCGACGGTCAACAAGCTGCCGGCGCCCATCGTCAGCGGCATCACGCACTCTGACGGATCTTACTTCTCGGATGGGGCAGGCTACAGCCAGGCGACGGTCTACGGCGAGATTACCGAAGCGGCGGCACTGAACGCTGGCATTATAAAGATGCGCGTCTACGGCCTTGATAGGCCGCTGCGTTGGTCTGACTGGTTTTCGATCTACCACACGACGAAGGGCTGGCGCGCTTACCGCTACTGGCAGGTGATAAGCAAAACATCGGAAGAAAATCCGGTGTACACGCTGGCGATCGCGCCGCCATTGCGCGAGGCAGTCGTCACCGGCACACGCGTCGAGTTCGCTCGGCCACGGTTCGTCGCGAAGTTCAAGTCTGAATTCACGCTGCCAAGCGTGGTTGAGGCGTTCTTCGTCACACAGCAGTCCATCCAGTTCGTCGAGGCGTTCTGATGGGCTGGGTTCCGGACAACGTCATTAGCGAGCTGCGGGGCAGCCACCAGCTTGGGATATTTCTACGCATCGGCACGACGCCGTCACTGCATATGTGGTTCGGGATCAACGATATTCCGGCCAATTTCGACAGTATCGACCCAACCGGCACGGTTTACTTAGGCGGCGGCAAGCTTGTCGGCGTGCCGACGCTCGAGGTGCTAGTGAACGGCACGGCAGACAGCGTGGAATTCACGCTCTCCGGTATCGACCCTACGTCAGCCGCGAGGATGATCGACAGTCTACCCGCAGTGCGTGGCACGACTGTGCAGATGGGCATAACGACGCTGGACCAATACTACCAGCCGATGAGCAACGTCATTCCGATTTGGACTGGCACAGCTTCGCATGTATCGGAATCGTCGCCAGCCACGCCTAGCGGGCAAACCGTGACGCTATCCCTGTCGCTGGCCGTCGTTGCGGGAGAGGCCACGCGCTCGCGCGGAGCGCGCTCTGTTTGGTCTACCCCGCACCAAAAGGCGATCTCGTCTACTGATAAGTTCTGCGACGGCGTCAGCAGGCTCGCCAGAGGCGTCCAACCAGTCTGGCCAAACTTCTAGGCCACAGCGCCCGAGGTATTCATGACATTGCACGAATTTCTGGCGCTGCCCCACCGCTTCAGGTGGGGCGGGATGGGCGGCGACGACTGCACGACGTTCTGCGGCACGTGGCTGCAAGAGAGCATGGGTCTTGACCCGGCAGAGAAATACCGCGGCACCTACGCATCGGCAAGGGGCGCTCATGACATTCTCGCTCGCGCCGGAGGCGTTGTTGCGTTCGCAGCAGCGGCACTGGAGCCAGCGGGCTTCAAGCGCGCCCAGCACCCGCAGGATGGCGATGTCGGCGTCGTCAAGGCACCGGCAGGATTGGATGGCGAGACGAAAGAAATCTGCGCCATTCGTTTCGGGCCGCTCTGGGCGCTGCTGTCGCCCTCCGGTGTCGTCGCCAAGAAGTTAGACCACGTTGCCGTATGGCGAGCGCCTGGTGGGGATCGCGAAGAATGAGTTTCCATCACCGCATGATGCTGCAGCGCTACGGCCTCGGCAGTACGACGTCGCTTTACAGCGAAGTCATGTTCGACCCTATCTTCACGCCGATTTTCACGGCGGTGCTCGGCTCCGGCGGCTTCGCGATCGGTGCTACGACGATCAGTTACGCGTCAATCGCTTCTGCGATCGCAACGACTGCCATTTCTATCGGCCTTCAGGCGCTTATGGCGCAAACGCCAAAGCCGCCAAAGCCGGAAGATGGGAGATCCCCCTTAAATCAGGCGATTCCGTTTCGCACTTATGCCGTCGGCCGCACACGGCTGGCTGGCGCGCGGATGATGTGGGAGGCAGTAGGGTCTAACCTTTATTCCGTGCAGGCTATTGCCGGACACAAGATCAAGTCCTTCAATCGGTTCTATCTGAACGATGACGAAGTGACGGTTGTAGGCGACGTCGTTACTCCGCTCACGACTGGCGGCAGGTACGGGGCGGGTTCGGCTAGCGTGCGGCTGTACACCCGCCTCGGCGACAATCCAGAAACGCCTTATTCGGAGCTTGTCTCGGCACTTGGCGCTGACGGCATCTGGACCAACGCCCATCGCGGAGACGGTCAGGCTTCACTTGCCATGCGTGCGCACAACGCCGACGCGCAGGATCAGCAGACGGCATTTCCATACGGCGCCCCATCACCATCGGTGGAGATCGACGGCGCAGTCTGCTGGGATTTCCGCGATCCGGCGCAAGATCCGGAAGATCAGAGCACATGGACGTGGACGCGCAATTCTGCGGTCATCTGCGCCTGGCATCTCTGCTTCAATGAATTCGGATTCGGCCTTGATTACACAAAGGCACTGATTCCAGTCATCGACCTATGGAAAGAAGAGGCCGACGTTTGCGACGAGTTGGTGCCTCTGAAAGGCGGCGGCACAGAACCGCGCTACGAGTGCAACGGCTGGGACACGACAGAGAACGGCCCTAAGTCTGGGCTGAACGCTATTCTCTCGACCTGCGACGGTCACTTGGTAGCGCGCGGCGATGGAGCCCGCATCTTAACGGTAGGCAAGTTCCGCGAAAGTCGGACGGCAACGCTGACCGATGCCGACATTGTCGGTCATCAGGTCCAGTACGACGTGCTGTTCGAAGACGAGTGCAATCGGCTTGTGCCGAAGTTCACTTATCCGGCCACGAACTACACAAGCTGCGACACCGACTTCTTTGAAGACACGGCCGCGCAGCTAAGTGCTGGCCGTGTGCTGACGCAAGAGGGCAGCTACGAGTGGTGCCACCAGTGGCGCCAAGCAAGGCGGCTGGGCAAGCGAGACTGGCTGCGATTGCGGCAGAAGGTCAAGGGCAGCCTTGATGTTCGGCTATCCGGCATTAACGCTGTCTATGCCCGCTGGGTTCGTTTGGAAACTCCGAACCGCCTACCGCGGCTGGACGGTAAGCTTCTGGAGAACCGCCGATCTGTGCTGGCTCTGACTAAGGGTGGCTTCTCGATGGATTTCGTCGAGCAGCCTGATGGCATCGACGACTGGAATCCAACAACAGAAGAGGGGCAGCAGCCTCCGGTTCCTCCGGCGGTGAACGCGTCGAACATTCCGACGCCGGTCATCAACCTTATTCAGGCGAAGGCGAGCAACAACTCGGTTTACATACGCGTGGTGGTCATCGACCCGGCGGATGATAGCTTCATTCCGGTAGTCCGCTACCGCGTTGCCGATATCGGTGCAGGCACTCCAGGCGCATGGATTGAGCAGGCTTTTCCCGGTGCCGACCCTTCTGGCGGATACATCAATCTGAACACCAACACGGTCCCTGTTGATCAGGAACTACAGGTGCAGGTGGCATTCAAGGCGTCCAACGGAAAGTACTCCAATTGGTCTGTCACCGAAGAGGTGACGTCGACCGCCGATCCGACTCCGCCTGGTGTAGTTACCTCGCCGAGCGCGGTGGGTGGACTAGGAGCAGCAACGTTCAACTGGAACGCTCCGAACAGCAGCAATTACGCTGGCGCGAAGATCTACTGGAACACAGTCGATAACTTCGGCACGGCAAGCTACGCGGGGCCGCCAGAATATGGCGCGTCATCCAGTGCGGACTCGACCTCAAGGTCGTTCGTCGCAGGCACCTATTACGGCTGGATCGTGTCGATCAACCATTCCGGCATTGAGGGCACAGCCGCCGCGGTGGGCACGTTTACCGTGACCTGACGCTGGCCTTTCGTCCGCCTCTGCGGCGCCTACGCCACACAGCAGCATCAACTTTCAAGCCCTGGCTAGCGCCGGGGCTTTTTCTTTTCAGGAGTCCTCCGTGGCATTTTCTCCGAACGCTGAAACAGTTTACGCAGATGGGCCGTTCGGGTCTCCGCTGCAGCCTTCAAAGCCTGAAATTCGCTCGCTCCTTGCTCAATATGAGGCTGCGATCGACGCGTACTCCTCTGGCGCAGGATCGATCGCCAAATCGACTCGCGCTCTGCTATTCGCCGACCTTGCGCACGCCGCTGACGTTACGGCTTGGGTCTATGCGGACCCGACGGTTGCCAATAACGGCATCTATCGCAAATCTGGCGCCTCTGGCTCCGGGTCGTGGTCATTTATCCTGCCGTTGCCGTTTTCGTTCATCATCGCTTCCGATGTAGGCGCTGGCACCGCCAACGCGATCCAGGCGACGACGTCCATTCCTGTATCGGCCTCTGCGCTCGTTTGGATGAACGTCTTCGAAGCCAACACGGCCTCGCCGGTCACCGTCTCCTTCAACGGCGGCTCCGCGCTAACGATCAAGACGAACAGCGGCAACGACGTCGCGGTCGGCGGCCTGACTGCCGGCATGATCGTCATGGGCATCGTGTCGGGCTCGACGTTCCGGCTGGTGAGCGATCAGGCTAGCGCTGTTCTGGTTGCACAAGCGGAAGCAGCGGCAGCTGCTGCTTTGGCTGCCGTCCCGAACCAGTTCCCCGCTACGCGCACCGCCTTGAAGGCGATCAATTCCTCGACTCACACGGCAGCCTATCTGCGAGAAGCGGGCAGGGAAGGCCAGTTTATATGGAGGTCGGGCGACTATTCCGCACAGGTCGCAGCAGACACTGCGGAAGGCATCTACATCAAGGCAGACGCCGTCTCGGCAACATCTGGCGCGTGGGTGCGCCAAGGTGGGTGGCAAATTGGTGGCGCCGATGTGCGTTGGTTCGGAGCTGTCATTGATGGCGTTACCGACGATGCCCCGGCGATTAATGCCGCACTGTCCCTAATGGCCACGGTTGGCGCCCCTGCGAAGCAGCCTCGGGGAACATCTATGGTGGCCAGCACGATCACGTTGAAAAACGGGTCAATCTGGGTTGGAGATAGCTATCTATCGATCGTCAAGCGCCTGCCGGGGCACGCTGGCGCGCTAGTAAAGTCGGAGAATTTTGACAGCTTGACCGGCACATCTGACGCGTTCGCGCCGGGGGTGCCGGAGCGGGTCGGCATCGATAAGATCACGTTCAACGGCAACTACCAGAACGCTGCCAGAGATGCGTATGTTCAGTCTACAGGCGAAGGGATTCGCCTTTTCGTGCGCAAGCCCCTGATCAAAGTTTGCGTGTTCAACACCCCAGGCGTCGGCGTGTGGCCAGAATGCCCTGGCGGAAACGGGCCGACACCACTGCAGCCAGGGTTCTCCCGCGAAGCCGAAATCGAGATCTACACACATCAGACGCAATACGAAGGTGTCGTTTGGAAGGGGCCCCCTGACGTGAAGATTGGTTGGATTCTTGCAGCCGATGCAGCCTCCCGCATTATCGCTGACCAACTTAACGGGAAAGTGAGTTCGCCAACCTACGGCGCCGTCAACGGCGGGCAAACTTTCTGTGTCGTCTTCGATAGCAAGGGCGGCGAAGTCGGTGAAGTTCACGCCTTCGGCAACTTCGGGGGCGGTGGCATCGACTGGCGCAACGGCGGGCGCATCAACGCTGATCTTCTGATGGCGGAAAGCTGCCACTACGGTGGCATCAATATCACGGGCTCGGCATCCGGCATGATTTCGAAGGTCGACGTACACCGCACAGGCGGGTTCGGCGGCGATAGCACAGCAGATTTCGTCTACTCCGGGACTGGCAACAATAACTACGGCCTGGAGATCGGCGTGTGCGCCCTCTATCGCCAGGACGCCGCGAACACTGGTTCCAGAAACGGTCTAGAGATCACGGGCGACTTCATCGACATCGGTGTCCTGAAGGTCGATCTCGGCAGTACCTCAACGGCCGGCCACGGCATTCTCATCGACAACGATTCGGCGCAGTGGATCTCCATCCGCGGAGGCGAGATTGCTCGGTGCAAGGGCACGGCTCCCGATGGCTTGGCTTCGTCGGCAGTCTACCGAAAGACGACAGGAAATGGCTCAAATGTACGCATCGAAGTCAACATCCGCGATTGTGACGTAGGATTCCGCTCGAGCGGCACGCCCCGTCTCGAAGATATCGATATTCAGGCTTTTCTGAATACTGGCCAGACGCTGTTTGCGGGCGACGTTCGCACCAACAACGGCCAGAGGTGGGACGTTCGTGGCACCATTAACGGGGTCTGGAAGGGGTCCAAGGTCGATCTAACATTCACCTTCGATAGCACGCTCACCACTGAGCAGACTTTGTCTGTGGCGCACAACCTGATCGCCGCACCGTCGTTCGGGCGCATCACTGCAACACTTGTTGATGATGGAACGGCACTCACCGGAGCTAATACGCCGATCTTCTTTGTCGGCGATCGTGACGCGACAAACATTACGGTCAAGTACAAGCAGGGCAGTGCCACAGGTGCCAACACAACGCCGCGCGTTTGGCTGCACGCTGAGGTTTGAGAATGCGCGGCGCTTAGGCGCCGCTTCTCACCTAGCGAGTTCTCGCGCCACCAAAGGATTGACGATCACACCTCGCCGACGTAGCGCTTTTTCTCGTTCATTGACCAAGGCCGGATGAATTTTTCCCGCCTGTCGTCCGGATAGACGATGTGCGCCGTATTGTTGGGGATTTCGGGCACCTGCCAGTCGAGTGGCTTTTCGAATACCAAGAAGAAGTCGTTACCACGGTCATTCATCGGCAGCTTGTGTTCCTCACAGAATTTCTTAATCGCCTCGACGAACTCGTTTGCTTGGCGGAAGACGTCGTTGGTCTCAAAGGTGACGATCTGAGCCTTACTGAAGGCAAGCATCTTCTCGATTTCATGCTTTGCGTATTCGCGATAGTGAAGCGTGTACATAAATGGATGGGTGTTGCACATCGCCAGCGCAATATTCTTAAAAGAGCAAGCATTCGGCGTTGTTAGAAAGCACCGACCGCCTGGCTTCAGTACCCTCAAGATCTCGACCAGAAGATTAATTACACCGCTGAAGTTTTTTATGGACGTGCGGAAATCCTTGTCGCCGATGTGCTCAAAAATCTCGCCCGCAATGCACCCGTCAAACGACCCGCTTTCGAACGGCAACGGATCGTGAAGATCGGTTGTCGTCGGTATGATTCTTGCTTTTGGAAAGGCCATACGCCAAGCGTCATGCACTTCGCCTCCGGAATGGCCACCTACGTCGAGAACGTCTCCTTTAACCACACCGTGTCGAAGCGCATACCTAATCGACAACTTAATGCGCTCGCGTTGTCCGATCACATACTTGTTTTGCGAGGCGTCGAGCATTTTTGCAATAGACGGGTCAAGCTCGGGGTAGATGGTAGTATCGGTCATTGTTTACTGGGTACCTTTCTTGCCGGTTTGGGAAGCACGGATTCTGTCGGCGCTAGAAGAACGGTTCCCCCCAAAGAGTCAACTTAAACGGCTTCAGCGCCGTGGTCCCATCTTTGGAGAACAAGGTGAGCAATACGCGCGGGGCGCGCGTTCGAAACTCCGCACAATCCTTGCAAGTCTGTATTGGGTCTTGCATAACACCATGACAGTGAAACAGGCGCTTTAGCAGGAAATGGTGTGTTATGGGTTCGCGTGAGGTTTACATAGATCTTGGTGCAAATGTCGGAGAGACAATTGCGAATTTCGCGGAGAAGAACCCGGAGGCGCTCATATACGGGTTTGAACCAAACCCTACTCTCGCGCAAAATTTGCGAGCTCGGTTTAATGATGAAAGTGTCCTGATATTTGAGAAAGCTGCCTGGATTCTGGATGGAGTAAAGCGGTTTTACCTAGGTCATGATCTTTCTTCGACCTTGATCGACGGCAAACGTTCTATGCCGGATTACCCTGAGTTTGAAATATCGTATGAGAAGTTTGTGCTGGTCGAAACTATCGATCTGTCTCGCTGGTTGTTGGACACGTTCACTGAAAACGTTCACATTACTATGAAAATCGACATTGAGGGCTCCGAGTATAAGCTTCTCCAACGCATGCTAGATACTGACGCAATTGATCTGGTCAAAACAATCTATTGCGAGTTCCACTATGACCGCTTCCCTGCCATATCAGTCGAAACACATGAACGGATCAAATCTCAAGTTGCGCAGCGGTCCGACTTAAAGGTGTGGCGTTAGGGAGCAGCTTCATTCGGGTGCAATCTTATAGTTGACTGCTGGAAGATATTGCACCAAATAGTGCCCGTTTTCTGCAACCTGAACGGCACTTAAATGAACCCCAAAATTTCGGTAATAGTTCCCCTTTTCAAAACTGAGCGATTTGTCGAAAAGTGCGTCCGCTCGATTATGGAGCAATCCTTTACGGACATAGAGATCCTCTGCGTTGACGACTGCTCTCCAGACAACAGTGCCCTCATTGTGCGGCGTCTAGCCACCGAAGACAGTCGTATTAAGCTTATTCACCACATGGAAAATCGCGGCCTAGGCGGAGCGCGCAACACGGGTATCTTGCACGCGAAGGCGCCATATATCGCAAGCGTCGACAGCGATGACTACATTGCTCCCACGATGCTTGAGGCACTTTACGCGGGCACTCAATATGGCCATTACGACGTCGTCGTAAGCGGTTATGAAAGGGTCGATGAGACTGGGAAGGTGTTGTCGAAACACATGCAGTCAGTCAGATCACTGGATCCAATTCCCGACGATCAGGACCCGTACAAGATCGCTAACCCCGCATTCTGGAACAAGCTGTGGCGGACCTCGCTGTATATTGAGAATGAAATATTCTTTCCCGATCACATATACTATCAGGATGCAGCGACAACCCCCCGAATCTTTGCGTACGCGAAGAACGTAAACGTCATTGGTGGTGTTTACTATAAGTATTTGGTTCGATCAGATTCGGTTACAAATAAAACTAGCGATAAGCACAAGCTTGATAAGTACCGAGAGCTTGACTTTGTGAAGGACTTCTTTATTCAACGCGGTTTGTACGGTAAGTATCACGACGCGTTTAGTAGAAGGGTATTCGAGACTTATAAGAATCATTTTGCTACGATTGTTGATGGAAAACGAGCGCTGGATGATGGATCCCTGAGGTATCTTAGATACCTTCTGTTGATGAGGGAAAGTTACCTGCATCTAGATGATGCAATTCGTGGAATGACAATCGAAGAACTGACAAGGGCATTTGAGGATGGAGGCGCTGATATCCGAAGGCTAGCGCTGGAGAAGAAAACTGTTGCAATCGACGGAGTGCCTCCAAGAATAGTTCGGCCTTGGTCGCGAACACCAGATGTGTCGGTGCTTACGCTGCATTCTGGCGAGAACGAGTTCGCACAATCAAAGCGATCACTCGAGAATCAGAATTACAAGAGGTGGACGCACAAAGTATTCAGCGGGCTCGGCAACGTTGAATCGCATCAAGCCCTCTACAATGAGATCATGGATAACAGCGGAAGGTATCATATCTTCTTGAAGCTAGACGCCGATATGGTCTTCGCTGATGAGACCGTCTTGGAAGAGATCGAAGCGGTTTAACTCTGATCCGGAGCTGGATCACTTTGTTGTCGCGTGCGATGACTGGATGACTGGAAAGCAAATCATTGGCGTCCATGCTTTTAGTAACCGGGTGTCATGGAACATATCGGCCGAGGGGCTTTTCGTAGATCCCAGCCCGAAGCGGCCTGGAAAACGTGTTATCGTTGAGCGAACTGATCGGGCTTACTTCTATCACTCACCGGACCCATCTCCGTTTCAGGCCTTCCACTTTGGCGCTCACCGGGCATTAAAGTTATGCCAACGAAATCGTTCGTACGGAGAGAAGCGCGCCGACGCGATGAACGCCCAGTGGGACGTGTTTTTCAACGTTTGGAACCGGTTTATGGAGACCGGCGACGAGCGCTTGGGCTTAGCGCTCGTTGCATGTCATCTCGTAGTCTCCGGAGATCTTGGTGAAGGCGTGCACGACTATAAAGACCCGCAACTCTTAGATGCTTTCAAGCAGCGTGAGCATTCCACGGCAGCAGAGATGATGTCGTTGCTGGAGCCGTTCTGGAAGACGCGATCCAGCCGCCAGACATATTTTGCGCAGGCCGTAGGTCCAGACGGCTTGCGGAAAATGGAAGAAGATCGTGTACTGAGAAGAAAAGGGAAGGCGAAGCGTTCAGACGGTTCGCGGAAGACGGAAGGAGGAATTGCTAAGAAAGCACATTTCTCAGAGTCCGACGACCGTATTCGTTCACGCGTGAAGTACCGAATTTACAGCGCGGCGTTGTCGCCATTTATTGGCACGACGTTGAAGCTAAAGCTTCAAGAAAAGCCCACGGCATTCTTTCTAGACGCTAAGCACCCCGCCCTGAGGTTTGGTCGATGGCTACATCGCAATGATCTTCCTTTAGATCTGCAAGGCCGCTGATTGCACCACTAGAGTTCGTTAGCTGGAAAATACCGGGCCTCTTCTTTCGTCGAGGGAAGGGCCTTTCAGTGAGAAAGATCTGTGAACTGACCGCGGAAAGTTGGCTATCCTTTTCAGGGGCCAGCGAGTGGTGGTTTTCCAACCGAAACACGCCAAAAGTTCCCTTGCTGGCGCACTGTCCTTTACCCGAGATGCAACGGCATCCGGCGGCGCCTGTTAGTAGCCAGGATAATGGCGTGCCCGTTCGTCATCGTCCATATCATCCTCCCGATATTGGTCATCAGCGTTTGGGCCGTGACCAAGTGGCACGAACTCGGGGTCAGCGTCGAGCTCTTCTTCTCCCATGACAACGAACGCCAGGGCCGCGCAGGCGAAAAACAGCGCGGCCTTGTACCCGTCGCTCGGAAGCAAAAACGAAACGCCGACCGCGGCGAGCGAAAAACTGACAGCAAACCTCACAATGCCCCTCCCATGTGATGAGCGCCATATTAGGGCTCCCCAGTTCGGTTTGGAATGAGATTAGACCCCAATATTTTGGGGGTTATATTTCGTATGCCTCGCTTCCTCGGTCAGACACTTTCTCACAAACGATAAGGTGACATATGGCTGCGGAAACTCGCCCTGTCACCCTCGAACTCATGTTCGGGGATGATGGCGGCTGCACGCCGTAATCATTCATGCACCACAGGAATTCCCCATGACCATCACGACCACGTCACCCCGTGGGCGCGCCTTTATGCGTGGCCACGAAGGCAACCCGCTGACCTGTTATCTGGATCCGGTTGGCGTGCCGACGATCGGCACTGGCTTTACGATGCGCAGTGCTGCTGTGCGCAGGGCACTGGCTCGGCTGGGCATCACCAAGCTGGTGGCCGGAAAGACGAAGATCACGGCCGCGCAGTCTGACGCCATTTTCGCCGCGGTGCTGGCTGAGGAATTCGAGCCCGCCGTCGTAATGGCCAGCCCCAAAAACCGCACGCAGCACCAGATGGATGCTGCCGTCAGCGCAATCTACAACCTCGGCGCTGGCGCCATGCAATGGACGTGGGCCGACCTTTGGCGCGCTGGCAAGGTGAAGGAGGCGGCAGTCTATCTCGGCAGCAACTACAATACGGCCGACGGCAAGAGACTACCTGGTCTGGTGCGGCGCCGGAAGGAAGAAGCCGACCTGTTCCTCAACGGCCGCTATGCCTCTGTCGGCGGCGCAGTGAAGGAAGCGACCGACAAGCCACCTCGCAAGCCTGACGCCGTCGTCAAGGAAGCGCAGGAAATTCTCACTAGCAAGGGCTTCAATCCCGGCGCCATCGACGGCTGGATGGGTGAGAAAACGCGCGACGCAATAATCGCCTACCAGAAAGCGCACCCGCACCTTGAGGCCGACGGCATTCTCGGGCCGGCGACTCTGTCGCAGCTAAGGCGCGACGCTAAGGCGCTGCGCGAAGCCGCAACGAAGGGCGCAGGCTCTGCAGTTGGCTCTGGTGCCCTGGCGTTCATGGCGGGGCTGCCATGGGGCTGGATTGCCGTCGGCGTTGCGGTGTTGGCCGTCGGCTATGTCGCATACCGCTACAGAGACGTTATCGCCCGCCGCTGGAATACTTGGCGCGGCAAGGAGGCTGCGGTGTAACGGATGATACTCACCTCAGCCCCCGCGTGCCTCGTGGCTCCTTGCGAAACTTGGCGAGCGATCGTCTTAGCTTCGTGATGCTCCGCGTCACGTGCTCGATGATGAGCAAGTGTTTTTCGTTCTCCAACTCGATGACGCTCCCGCATCTTCTGCAGGAGAGCTCGTCGTTTGCTTTCACCCAATCGACCGTCTTACTGGCCTCATGACCACATTCAGGGCAGGGGATGTCGATTTCTTCATTGAACATGGCTTGCACTCAGGTTGAGTGCGGATAGCAGCACAACCCCTACCGAGGTGCAATGCTTAGTCTCCTGCTAAAATGGATTACAAAAGGCCCGCTCGATCGGATACTTACGTCACTCGACAAGTCGATCGACAACGAGACGGAACGGCAGAAAGTTGCCGGCGAGGTCATCTCCAAATACATCGCCACCGAGGCCGAGACGCGCGCCACGGCCATGCAGTCTCGCGTGTTCTGGTACGTGTGGGCGCTCTTCGCAGCGCCCGTTGGCCTTTGGCTCGGCGCTATCTGCCTGGACAGCATCTTCCTGTTCTCCGGCCAGGTCGCCGACCTGCCTCCGAGCGTGAAGCCTTACGCCTCTCAGATCATAGCCGCGGTGTTCGGCTCTGGAGCTGGCGTTGCCGGTATTCAGTCGGTCGCTGCGGCGATGAGGGGGCGGCGATGACGCCAGAGGAGATAATGAAGGCCGTTCTCTTCTTCCTTACAGTGGCGGGCGCCGGATGGGGCATCTGGTGGAAGATAGACAGCCGCGTTAAGGAAGGCGAGAAAGCCACAGAGGGGCGCGTGACGGCAGCCGAGGAGAGAGCCAGCAAGGTTGCTGAGGACTTGGCCAGCTTTAAACTGCGCGCCGCGGAGACCTACGCAACGAAGGCAGGCATGGAAGCCCAGACGGCACAGATCATGCGCGCCATCGAGGGCGTCGGCAGCCGGATTGACGCAATCAGTGAGCGGCTAGACAGAGTTTTCGAACAACGATCCTCGCGCTCAACTAGAACATAAAAATGCTGCGGTTATCCTTGCCCCCAGGCCGTTCAGGGCATGGGGGCTTTTTGTTTTTGCGGTCGGGAGACGAGCTGAAAGTGATCTCCGCTTTTAATTGCATAACGTCGGCGTTATATTCAAGGTTGCTGACGAACTAGAGTTCGGCAGCTGTAGGGGGAGGGGCGAATGAGCGCGGTGTTCGATTGGATCGACGTGGAAGTGCGCGTGGACGTGGAGGAAGATATTCTTGTTCTCACGTCACAAAATGCCGGCTTCAGTGAGGATGACTACCTCGATATCTGCACGCTGGCGGCAAGGGCGCAACTTTGCGACGCCGTCTACGGAATCTTTTCAAAGTTCGACAGCGGCATTGCACATTTGACGTTTGCCGACCTGCTAGCAGGTGAATGGCTTCATCCGAATTGGAATACCCAAGAAGCCCTTGCGGGTCAGTCAATGTTTCTTGATGACGCCGGCGCGATTTTTTCCGATGACGGCGGGTTTAATCTCCGGCTTACAACGGACTACACCATCAGCGGATCGCTTTCTGTTGAGGTCGTAGAGTATGGGAGCGCTCGAGCCAAGGTTCGTTTTCGGCTGCTTATCCGAGACTTCAGGGAGATAGGGAGGGCAGTCGCTGCCGCGTTGATCGCAGGATCTCTTTTGGCCAGCCCTACGGCCCCACCTACGCAAGTGAACGTTGGAGACGCTTCCTATTTCGTCTGTTCCGTTGGCAAAACATTTGCAGGGGACAAAGAGCAAATTATCAGAGATGCGATCGAGGACCTCGTCGACGTTCCAGGTGAAGGGGATGTGGTGCGGAGTCGAAAATGGAAGGGCAGACAGGCCTGCCTTTACTATGCTGGTGCTGATCCGGGACCATTCGACGGAGTGTATGGCACTGACACTCGGAAAGCTGAACGACAAGTCAAGGATCTTCACGGATTAGAAGTGAATTGGGGAGATCGCATTACCATCCGGTTCCTATTGGAGAAGGCAAACGACCGAATGCAACGCGATCGAACTTATCAAGTGATCACTCGTCAGTAAGTGGGGCTAGGTAAGCCTCGAGCGCCCTCAGACCCGGTACGCTCCCCCGCGAATGGAATGGTTGAAGGTCCGCATTGACTCGCGCAGATGGTCGGCGGCTTCACGTCGTTCTTCTGTAATTGTTACGGTCATAGCTCGCTTATTCCGCGCGCCGTCCGCGCCGTCAATGGCGCCTGGGCGGGCGGTCGGTTTTTCCAATCCGGCCGATGCTCAGAGCAAAACCAGTTCGGCTCGCCGCGGCCGACTGCGAAGCCAAAGCTGCCCCATTTCTTGCAGCCAGGATGCTCGCAATAATGCACGTAGGGGCCGGCTTCATAGTGCGGCTTTGCGCCCAGTTCGTCGCTCACCAGAAAACCTCCTCCGTGGCTTCCCATTTCTGGGGAGTTCCATCATCGATTGATTGTTCTTCTTTTGTTCCTACATTATCTGATCCTCATGGTCGAGACAATTGGCGAAGCTTTCAGCATGGGATGGCAACTCAAAGCGCGATGTGCGTTCGGCAATCGCGAAGGGATGAAATCCGTTCGCCAGTGCACGTGGACTTATGACCTCGACATGCTGACGCTGGTCGCAACCCGCGGCCGGGACTTTCCATTGTCTATGGTCGCCAGCCGGCTTCGCTGTCCGCGGTGTGGTTCGAGGACTGTGTCGGTTGTATTTATGCCGCCTGGAGAGGGAGATAAGAGGAGAGGGGCGGCTTGATGCCGGTCGCCTTAATCCATTTGTGCGGCTTTTACTAAATCGCGCGCCACGCTACGCTTTCTGTCGTGGCAAGAAAAACATCCAAGCCAACCGAGAAGCCATCTCCCGATCCGATGCCGGCGCGTGTAGATCCCTGCCTCGCGACGCTCGTCGACAGGCCGCCGAAAGGGCCAGACTGGGCCTTCGAGGTGAAATGGGACGGCTATCGGGTGGCGGTGCACATTGAACCCGGCCGCGTGCGGATACTCACGCGCGGCGGCTATGACTGGACCGAGCGTTTCCCTGCCATTGCAGACGACGCTCGGCGGATCGCCGTTAAAACCGCTATCCTCGACGGCGAGGCGGTCGTGCTCGACGACAAGGGCCGCTCCGATTTCAGCATGCTCCAGCGGGCGCTCGGGCGCTTGCCGTCGGCCGTCGAAGCCGGCGCCATCGTCTTCTATGCCTTCGATCTCCTTTATCTCGACGGCCGCGATCTGCGTCGGCTGCCCCTGCGCGAGCGCCGGCGGTTGCTCGAGCCGCTCGTCGCCGGCCGGGAAGGGGCGGTTCGCCTTTCGGAAGAGGTGCAGGCAGACGGCGACGAGTTTTTCCGCGTCGCCTGCGCGCACGGGCTCGAAGGCATCATCGCCAAGCATGTCGAGAAGCCGTATCGGTCTGGCCGCGGCGAGTGGTGGCAGAAGATCACCTGCAAGCGCCGGGATAGCTTCGTGATCGTCGGCTTTGAGCCGTCGACCGTGCCAGGTCATCTCGGGCGGTTATTGCTTGCCGCACGGAAGGATGGTGATCTCGTGTATGTCGGCGGCTGCGGTACCGGCTGGTCCCACGACCTATCGCGGGAGCTGCGAAAGCTGCTCGAGGGGATGGCGACGAAATCTCCGGCCGTGGCCTTGAGGAGGAAAGCCGCGGTCTTCGTCGAGCCGGCCCTGGTCGCCGAAGTGGAGTATCGCGCTTGGACCGATGACGGGAAGCTCCGGCACGCTTCGTTCAAGGGGATACGGGAGCGGGAGGATGATGCGGGGGTGTTCGAGCTGATCTAGGGAACGGCAAACGCAAAATGCCGGAGCGGTGAGGGGCGGCTCTCATGGAACGAACCGGGTCGAGCGTGGTTCGAGGATTGTCACTTCTTACGAGTTTACTGTGATGCGGCAGCCTGTCTAATCTACGCGCGAATTCGCGAACGAGAGCAACCCTATGGCGCAGAGCATCAAACAAAAGCTGATGAAGGAGAGTGACATTCCCGCCTTCGTCGATGAAATTATCGAGACCGGCTGCGGTATATGTGCGGTCGGTCACGACAAATACGTGCTCGGGGACGCAGACCTTCCCCCGGCTGAGTACGCGAAGGTAGAGCGCAAACTGGAACAGATTGAGGAAGCTTACGGCGACCGTGATTTCCTCAAGTCGGAGATCGTGGCCTACCTACGCTCGATTGGGCGGTACATAGACGTCGGCACCGACGGAGCCGGATAGGTGCGGGGCAGCAACAAAAGTGCGATTCGCTTGTTGTCCTTGGTACGCGCTCACGGCGTCAGCGATTTCCACTTCTGAATGCGGTGCAGTTCCGCGCGACCCTCTTCCGTGACAGCATACCGGAGAGCATGGCCGTCAGTTCCGACGAGACGAATAGCGCTTTTCTCCACTAGCCATTCGATTGTCACCGGACCTGCGCCCGGAATGGTGTCGATGGTGTCGCAATCCGCGTGATCAGCCATGAACCGCAGAATCCGCTCGAGCTTGGCGTCTAATCC